GCCCAACATTTCAACGTTGCGTTTAGCATATCTTATCTGACGTTCTAACGCTCTTTGCTGTTGGCTTTCTTGGTATTCTTTGTCGTTTTCTTCCTTGCTCGGTATATCCTCTTTAACTGGTTCGGATACGCCCGCTATCATGGGGTAGGGTACATGTCCGCAATTGATACCGAATAACCCCGCCGCTTCACCGTAGGAAGTAGCACCGATAGGCTCATATTTGTATGTTTTCCCGTCGCCTAGTCGGATACTTCCACCACTACCGCCCCAACTATATAGCTTACCTTGGTACGGATAACATAACGGTCTAGCCCCCGCATGTGCGGATACTTGAAAAACATCTGACCCGTAATCCTGTTGCCTTGTCTGTACACTCTGAATATACGTATTATGCACCGTTGTTCGTATATCCATGTTTACGTAGGCTTCAGCCGTCCACGCTCTATTAGCTCTGTCGTAGTATCCTACAATACCCTTTTTGTTTAGGTTGCTAATAGCTTTACGCATAGCGTTATATCGGGTTTCTGTTCCTGTTACGGCTTTTCCCGCCGCTATGTTTATTTCATTCTGTGCAAAGGTTAAATCGTCCACACTTTCAATAGTTCTCGGTGCGGCGTTCTGCATTTCCTGTCTAAATTCGTATATACCATCTTGGTACTGTTGCAAGGAAGTATTTAGCATTGTCTGATTAACCAAGTTTAGCTGTTCGGCGGCTTGGCTCGATAATGCTTGCACCACATCAATGGTACTATCTGTAACAGGCTTAGTTAAATAGCCGCTATCTGCCGCCTGTTGTAACTTCTTTTCTATTTCCTCTAGTGCTTCAAGGCGGCTTTCGTTCATAGCCTTTTTTATTTCCTCGGGCATCTTGGCTACATAGGTGTTTATGATCTCGATATTTTCTTGGGTAAGTTGCCCCATTTCCTCTAGCGTTTCAATTTCATGGAGTGCGCTCCATGTAGCCGTTGACTTGCTTAAATGCCTAGCTATGTTTATTAAAAGTTCGTCGGTCAAGTCGCTATATAATTGTTCTATTGGTTCGCTTATATCAGCAACTTTTTTCGGTGTCATTCCTTATTACTCCGCCGTGTTAATGTTCATCATATCAATACTAAACGCGTTCACTTGGCTTTCACTTGCTATCTGTTGTAATTCTGCGTCGGCTTCATCCTCGGTTAAACCCTGTCCGTATTTAGGGTCTGTTAAAAACTTCTTTTTGCTCATTAGCTTTGCATTTACTAAAGCCATGCCCTCGTTAATGTTTGTCTGACGGTCTTGTGTTATACCATCATCCATCATTACAGATACTTCGTAGCCCTTTTCTGCAAGTGCCTTTATGCTTGCACCGTCGTACTCTAAATCATACAAGGACGCAACCGCAATAATATTATTAACTAGCCTTTCGATTGCGGGCTTGATCATGTTTTGGAAGTTCTTAACGGTCTTGTATGTCTTGCTATTCTCAGATACTACCTCTGTAGCTGTCTTTAGTCCGTTGTGTGCATCAAAACTAAATGTACCCGCGCTTAATCCTACTTGTAAGCATAGGATATTTAAAAAGGCATTTATGCCCGCTACATGTTCTTCTACACGTAGTTCTACGCTGTTGTCTTGAATCTTTAGGCTGTCGGGGTCGTCTGTGCTTAACGCTTCGTAGGTTTCGTCTGTAGCATCAAAATATCTAACAGATTTCCCGCTTACTGGGTCAACGACTTGTTTAATCATCCTAGCGGGTACGATAATACGCTTTTTGCCTAATCTAAATTCTCTTACAAAAGAATCGTAGGCAATATCTAACGCGTGTAACGTATCCATTGCATTAGCGTAAATACTAATACCTAACGGGCTGTTATCATCCAAGTTATTAGCCGTTGGGGTTCTAAAATAGCTAAACAACGACTTTTCGAATCCTGTTAACTCGGTCTGTTCGTCCATAAACGGATATAAAGCCGCAAGCGGATACCTAAAGCCTAAAATATCCTGTGTTTCTGAACCGTTCTGTTTTATTTCTGCCTTATACAGTTCGTTAGTGATCACGTATGTTAAAGCGTTCCACTTGTGCCACTCCAAACGGGTGTAATAGTAGCCGCCTTTTGCTATCCTCTGAACAAATACGCCCTCGGTTACTTCTGCGTTATCCCATGCAGTAGGTACAAACTGGTCACTCATGCAATAGCCTATTTTAATTTGTCCGCTATTGGGTATTTCGTTCCCGTCTGCGTCGTGCTTTACCTCGTACCATACCTTTAAGGCTTCACCGCCTAACGCGGCGCACTGTTCGATAGCTTCAAGCATCTTGACGTTAAAGTTATTATTTTCCAGTACGTTGTTAACAAAATCGTGTAACTTGTCCTGTTCGCCATCTGCTAGCCCGTCACTTGATACAGTAACTTCGCTTTGGTCTGTCCATACCATACCCGCTAACTCGCTACATAATGCCTTTGCTATGTTTAAATAGCTTAAATTCCTTGTAGCGTCGGGGTCAAGTATTGTAGGGGCTTTAATAATGTGCCATGCCTTATAGAATCCCCTATACACATACTTCCATGGAAAAATACCAAAATTATAAAACTGATTAAATGCGGGTACGCCGCCTAGTTCGAATATATCTTTAAACTCTTTAGATACTTTCATATCTGCGGCGGTTGCTTGTATTCCGTTTGATACTTTAGCCATTAGCTTTTTAAACCTCTCAAATATTTTCATGGGTTATTAACTCCATAATCCGTAATTCTTCATAAAGTAGTTATTGCCGTATCTTGTGGCATCTTGGCAATGGTTGTAAGCGTCTATCGGGTTTCCGTGATCATCAACGCAATATAACCCCACTTCCGTTAAATACGGTTCTACGCCGTATCGTTCATCATCTATCAGATAAAATCTATCGTCGTTAATACAACTCTGTAGCATTTCAACGCCACACATCAGCCCTTTAGTAGTGCCCTTTATATCATGTGCGTTGTTATCTGCCCCCTGTGTCATAAGTCCGAGTTTTTCTATCTCTAGTCGTAGGGCTTTACATGCGGGGTCAATCAGTATTGTGCTTTCCCTCATGCGGTACTTGTTACGCATATACGGGATATATTCGCCTACAATATGTTTGGCTTGGTCGCTCATAGCCATTGCACCGCCGTTATAGTACCAATCACCAACGCGTAATAATACATATTGGTGTTGCCCCGCTAACGGGTTGCCCGCATCACACACAATAAAGCAATCTATCGAGGTTGCATCTGTCGTACCGCCATCACCCGCGAAAAACATTTCTATAGGCGTTAGTCTTTCGGGCATATATGGCAATATGTGTTTGTTCGGGTCGAACATAAAATAAATAACGCCTTGTGGGATTGCCCTTTCGCCTAGCCAATCACGCTTATATAAAAAAGGCGACTTACTACAAGCCGTTTCAATCTCTTTTAATCTCTGTGGGGTTAACACTGGGTTGTCGTGACAAGTCCAATGCAACCATTTTGTATCTTGAACCTCAAATACTTGGGTTATAACTGGGTGTTTCGGTGGTGGCGGGTTAAGGTCTGCTATCAAATACCTATCTTTAGCCGCATATGTACGCCTAAAACATTCTTGTATCATATCCATGTGTAACAGATTGATTTCACAAAAATATACAGAACCTAACGACATACCCGTGATAGCCTTGTGACTATCAGCCTTGCCGCCGCCTTTCCAGTATATTTTCTTTACTGTTCCATTAGGGCAATTAACAAGCAAGTGCGCGCCCTCGTCGTCGTGGCTTACTCTCGATACCCCTTTAAAGATATGTACTAGCCCGAATCCGTCGCCCTCAAATATCAGCCTATACGCCTGTTCTGACGAATAGCCAACAACTAAATGACTAATATCTCTACTAGCTAGAACGTGCATAGCAAAACGGGCGGTAGCCGCGAACGTCTTACCACTACGGGGCGAACCCTCGCACACTTCAAATACATGATCGAAACTATCAGTTATAAAACTTTCCTGTTTAGGGCTAAACTTAATCATTGTTCATTTTCTTACGGGCTAAATCAGTTAAGGCGGTTAATAGTTCATTGTTGCCATGATCTATAACGGCTTCGTCTTTCTGTCCTAGCCATTGCTTACCTAACCATATAGCCATTGTCGCGTTATGTTCTGCCTGTTCGAACTGGTAACGGCGTAAAGACTTTTTCCCGCCGCTTGATAGCTTTTTATATATATCGGAAAAACCGCACTTATATGTACGTTGACACCACGCCGTTAAGGTCTTTTCATCAATTCCGAAAATGTCGCATATTTCGTCTTTAGTGCATAGGATACGACAACAACCCTCAAACTCTTCTTTATTCACTTGTGCTAACGGTCTGCCGCCTAGGTTCTTTTTGGTTTCTTTTGCCATCCTCTTGCACCTTTGTAAAGTGCCTTATATACGCAACCGCAAAACAAGCAAAATCGGTGTTTAATATATAAGGCGGGTATTTATAAATAACCATCCATATAACCATTATATATGTGTGGGGTTTCGGCTTTAGCTATGTATCGTTTCAAGCTGTCGCCTAGGTTGTTTTATAGGGGCGTTGCTATCGTGGTGGCATTTCTGCTTTGTTCCGTCATAATTGCGGACACACGCAATAGTCTTATACGCCCTCAACTGGCTTTATTAGAATCGAACTAATATTTCAAGAGTCAAAGTCTTGCGTACTTGCCTTTGTACGAAAAGCCAAGAACGCGCAAAAAAAGCACCGCCGTATAGGACAGTGCTTTTCCTGTGCTGAACATGTGAAAAGGGGTAAACTTGTGCAAAATTGGTTCATATCGGGGTGATTGAGAACCTTAATTCTTCACGCTACTATTATAGCAATTATAAAAGTGTCATTGGGTGCTATTTAGTGCCATGTTTTAAGGTTCTACCCACATTCTTAAACTAAATGTGTATTCTCTGCGCTTTGGGTCTGTATCACACTTAACATGTTGTGCTAGTTCGTCGCTTAACTGCATAACTAGATTGTTTGTAATGTTCTCGTTTACCCTTGATGTGGGTATAAATCTTATAGCGTCGGAAAAATCCTCAAACGGTACTACTTGCCTTGCTCTAAACTCTTTTAGTTCATAGCCTTTTATTGATACTTTCGGCGTTTCTTCCTGTTCTTCTGCCCTGTGTGACGTTGCCATAATAGCGGCGGTTATATACCCCAGTGTTGCCCCAATTGCTAAAGATATGATTGCTATGATCATGCGTTATTATCCCCCTTATCTGTTGCCCTATAAAGCACCCTTATTAACATTCCTTTTAATCTGCTAGCGTTTACCATTCCATTTTTATCGGTGTATAGGTCTATCGCCTTATCAATTGTAATTATAGTGTTTGCTATTATTTCGGCTGTGAATTTATTTACCGCCTGTTCAATATCACTCATACTTTACCCCCGTTTAATAGTTCTAGTATTATGCGTTCTACGTCCGCAAGCAATACAACTTCTTCGGTTTTCCCGTCCGTTCTTCCTACGTACCACTTACCCAACGAACACGCCATAATTTTAGTTAACGCCTGTGCTAACTTCTTTTTAGGTATCGTCTGTTCCATTGTCTACCTCTCCAAGTACAATTTTTAGCTTTCTTAGAGTGCCATATTGCCCTTTTTTCTCTAATTTCTTCATATAGTCTTGTAGCTTCTGATACTTGCGCATTATATCTACGGCTACATCTATTGAATCTTGTAAATTACCCGCATATCCTGTAAATCCATTGTGATAGGATTTTAATACTTCGATATGTTCATCAATCGTCATTCCCATCTTCTACCACCTTTCTGATATGCTTAATTCTGCTATTTTCATCATAAGTATAAGAATATACTGTGCCATTTTCGATATAGCTTGCGCTGTTGAGAATTTTCTCTATCTTCTGATACTTACGCATGATTTCAGCCGCCTGTCTGAAAGCCTCAAAATCATCCTCATTGACTTTGTAATACCAATCTCCATACTCGTCTTGTATTCTATCTCCACCACAATAAGTGTCCTCGTTGTAGTCCTCAAACCACAGTAACTTTTTGATAATCTTGTCAATCGTCATTCCCATTGTCTACCTCAATTTCTGCCTTATCTCTGCTCCAATGTCTGCACCAATGTGTCATTACTGTGACGTAGGATAACCAACTATCATCAATGTCACAACGACACGTAACATAGTTTTTCTTTTCACCTATTCTTATGTTGTGCCTACAATTACAACAGACTTTACCATTTTCTACGCTCATGCTTTCTCACTTTCTCCCTTGTACTTATCAATAATTTCTAAAGCCACGCTCAATCCATAAGCGGTATCATTATCCTCTCTAGCATAAGCATTTTCATGCTCTTCAAGTATCTCGGCTCTTATCTTGTCAAGCACCTCACGCTCAATGTATTTCTGCTTGATAACATAATCAAGGTCTATTTCTACCATTGGCTTGAATGGCTCTTGCTCTAACATTCCAATAACATACTGCAAAGCATCTTCAAAGCAATGGTCGCTCCCTGTCTCTC